GATCTAAATAAAATTAGAACAGAAGCACCAAAGACAAGTCCTTTATATAGAAAGAATATGTCAAGAAGAGACATATTAGAAGAGTATGTAAATATACAAAGAAATGCTTTTAACGAGCAAGCTAGAATACATAAAGCTTTTGAGGCTATGAAAGATTTAAGTCTACCAGAAAAAGAAATAAGAAAAGAAATTATAAAAAGAAAATCAAACAAAAAATTAGGTTTCAAAGTATTAAAAGGTAAGTTTGAACCTATCAATTATTCTGTGCCTAGATTTAAAGACAAAATTAAAGAAGTTGAAAAAGATATAACTAGAAGAGGAAGAACACCTCAACTAAATAAAAATGATATGTTTCCAAGACAAAAATTAAATGAAATAAAAAGATTCTTGATGAATCAAGACTTAAATCAAATATTCCCATTTGATATAACAACAGATCCAGAACCAAGAGCGTCTGCACCAGAACCAACGGTACAACAAACATCTAGTATACAAACACCACCTTTACCAAAAACGCCAACACCTGTACAAAGTGTCAGAAATGTGGCGCCAATCAACCCAAATACTGGCTTGACAACAACAGAGACAGCGTTATTGTCTCCAGAAGAACAAGCAATTAGACTTAGACAAAGAACATAATGGCAATAGAACCTAAAAATACCCGTGAACATATTATATCCCTGTACGGACACGTTACAGGTGTTAAAAGAGATTTGTATCAAATCAAAAATAATCATCTTAAACACATGCATGCGGATATAGATAAATTGGGAGGTAAAGTAGACAAAATCTACTGGGTTCTTTTAGCTACTGTGGGGACGGTAGCATTATTCGTTTTAGATAAATTAGTAGGATGAAATTAACGGCTAACATAACTTTGGACGAGCTTACCAAGAGCCAAGTCGCTGAGAGGAAGGGAATCAATAACAATCCTAACCCAGCGCAAATAGAAAATTTAAAAGCATTAGCTACAAATATATTACAGCCAGTCAGATCACACTTTGATAAACCTTTAATTATTTCATCAGGGTTCCGTTGTGCACAGCTGTGCCTAGAGATAGGAAGTTCAGTTAACAGCCAACATGTAGCTGACAACAATGCAGCCGCGGCAGATTTTGAAATACCAGGTGTAGACAATAGAGAGCTAGCTCTTTACATCAAGAATGAACTTGATTATGACCAACTCATTTTAGAATTTTACAAAGATAACGAACCGACTTCGGGCTGGATTCACTGTTCGTATTCAACAGATCAAAATAGAAATCAATCGCTTAGAGCATTTAGAGAAGATGGCAAGGTAGTCTACAAACCTTGGTTAGAATAATTACTGATCTTCATCATTCCAACGTTCGTTTATTTTTTCAGCCATCCATACAGCGATAGGTATACAAACAATAAAAGTATATTCTGCTGCACGTAATATACTAACATCCCAAAGTTTCATTATAATGTGATGAATTAGTATTGGAGCAAATCCTCCTACACATAATAAAATTGCCATTCTAATATAAAAAGGAAACATCATTGTGGTGGGTTATCACTGCAAACATAACCAATGACTTGTTTACCTTTATACTCGTGGTAAACATGACTAGAAAACAGTTTACGTTTTTTCCTTTCTAAAACTTTTACATTGGTATGAAACCAAGTATCACAAGATTCAAATATCTCGAAGCTGTGTTGTTTAACATCTCCTATAGTTGTTAAATATAACAATGTAATAATAGTTATCTTTTCAAACATTAGATCCACTCTCGTAGTTCTTCATTTAATATCTCAGATGCTATGTCTATTTTTTTACGTAGAGCCTTTACAATTTTTTCATCTACGGTTTTTTCAGTCATTAGATCAACATATGTTACAGATTTTTTCTGACCTATCCTATGCGCTCTATCTTCTGACTGTAATCTTTTTTCTAAATCATAGCCGTTCGAATAATAAACAACTGTATTAGCCGATGTCAACGTAATACCATACCCGCCTGTCTGTGGGTTACCCACGAAGAAACGGACCGCGGATCGTGGATTTTGAAACTCTACAATATTCTTTTGTCTAGTTTCAGAATCGATAGCACCATAATAATCTACAACAGACTCTTCACCGTATTTTTTGATTATCTCTTTTACGATCTTTTCTATGTCGTAGATGTAGTTAGCCCAAATAATAACTTTACCTTCAACTTCTTCTAGAACATTCATCAGTTCTGTTATTCTATTATTCTTAATATCTTCTGTTTTACCATCATCAAGTTTAACATGACCACAAGTTATCTGATGTAATCTCATCATTTGAGTTAAGATGTGTGGAGCAGAAACTGTTTTACCTTTCAAAGCAGTTAATGCCAAAGATTTCATAGACTTGTAATGATCTTGTTGTTCAGGTGTAAGTTCTACATATCTTTTCATATAAATTTTATCAGGTAGATCTAAACAATCTTCTTTTAATACTCTGTATGAAAATGGTTTTAGATTATCAGATAGTTCATCTAGTCTTTGATAACTACCAACAATCTGAACTTGTCTACCACCAAAGTTTCTATTGACCATGTGAGCATATCTTTGTCTGAAAGCATAGTAACTACCAAAACCAAGCAAATGTTCATTCAAGAATCTGCATTGACTAAACAGATCTAGGGGTGATTTGGTGACCGGAGAACCCGTCAAAATACGTCTATAACGGGCCATAGGAGCCATTACAGTGATGGCTTTGGTTCTTTTGGCTGTAGGGGTCTTGATAGTTGTAGACTCGTCTATAGCCATCAATGCCTTGTGAGCACGTAAGAATTTTATGGCAAATTCTTGTCCTCTTTTTGTCGAAAATGCTTCAACATTCATAACAAGGATGTGAAGGTCATAGTCTACATTAAAAAGTGTCTGATACTCTTTATCCTTTGTCTTAGAATTAGAAGCAGTCCATAGTACAGATTTATAATTGATATGGCTAGGAATATGATTAGGTATTTCTTGTGAATACCAGTTGCGATACACACCTTTAGGAGCTATAATTAGCGCCGAATTTATTTTACCTTTATCATATAGCATAGCAATATTATCAATAAGAACTTTTGATTTACCTGTTCCCATTTCCATAAAGTATGCAAACTCATCTTTATCCCAAGATTTTTCTAATGCAGTTAATTGATGCCTATACGGCTTTGTTTTAAATTTATAGTTCATAATTTTTTATTCTTTCTAGTTGACATTCATATAGGAATCTATATATAGCTGTCAAGAGAATAATAGAATGAAGAATAAAATTTTTGAATTATACAAACCTAATTCTTTGAGAGAGTTTTTAGATTTTCAAAAAACTAATCCCGAAGAAAAATTTGTTTATGTGTTGCAACATCCACCAGCAAACATAAATATATTAGGTGCATCTGACTTTGGTTATCTTGTAATCTGTTTGCCTAATTATGGACCAGATTCACAGATAATATTTTCATCAAGTCCATTTGTTTTTAAGATGCAAAAAAATTTACGAGACTTTAGAGAACAAGACTATGTATTGCTCACAGGTGATCCAGCTATTATTGGTATATCTTGTGCAATCGTTTGTGATAAAACAAACGGAAAATTTAATCTCTTGAAATGGGATCGACGAGAGGCTAAATACTATCCAATAAATTTCGATCTCTATCAGAAAGGATAACGATGAGTATAGACTTTGAAAAAGACCAACAAAAAATAGCAGAGAATACAGATCTAAATGCTTTATCTGTACACGTAGAAAAAATTATTGATCTTGATAAACAAATTGAACATCAAGAAAATATAATGAAAGAATTAAAATCACAAAGAGATAGAATTAGTTCAGAGACGATCCCTGCAATATTAGCAGAACAAGGATTACAATCTTTGAAACTTGCCGACGGTACTGTATTAGAAATTAACAAAAAATACAGCTGCACTTTACCAAAAGATCCGCAGAGAAAAGCCGAGGCGTATAAATGGCTTCGTGATCAAGGACTGGACGACATTATAAAAAATGAAGTCGCAGTAACATTTGGTCGTGGGGAAGATAACAAGGCGAGCCAACTGGTAGACCTTGCGGTCGGAAATGGATATGAGCCAACTCAAAAAGAAAAGGTTGAGCCCATGACATTGAAGGCCCTATACAGGGAGCGTGTTGAGGCCGGCCTCGACATGCCTTCCGACATTTTTCATTTGTATATGAAAGATGAAACTAAAATGAAACGTTAAAGGAGAAACATGGCAAACGAAACGCGAACCGTGACAAAAAAAGAAGCAAACTTACCTGTTGCAGGTATGTTTGAACAAGACGCTTCACAAGGCTTAGAGAACATGGCGCAAGATGATCTTGCTCTTCCGTTCCTAAGAATCTTGGGACAGCTATCGCCACAAGTAAATAAGAGAGACGCAAAGTATGTAAAAGGTGCCGAACCAGGTATGATCTACAATACTGTGACTCACGAACTTTACGATGGCACAAAAGGAATCAATGTAGTTCCTTGTTTTTACAAGAGAGAATACATTGAATGGCAAGATAGAGGAGAGGGTTCTGGTGCACCTGTAGCAATACATGCTGCAAGTAGTGGCATCATCAACGAGGCAACTCGTGATTCAATCAATAAAGATAGATTGAAGAATGGAAACTATCTTGAGAACACTGCATCGTATTTTGTGATAGTGTCAAAAGACAACGGAGCAGAAACTGCTTTGATCACAATGAAATCGACACAGTTAAAAGTGAGTAAGAATTGGAACTCGATTATGAGTGGCATTAAGCTACAAGGTAAGAACGGATTGTTCACGCCTCCAATATGCTCGCACTTATACAACTTAAAAACAGTACAACAGTCTAACGACAAAGGTACATGGTTTGGTTGGGCTGTGTCTAAAATAGGTCCTATAGAAGATAAGGCCCTTTACGAGCAAGCAAAGAGTTTTGCGGAAAGTATTCAAAAAGGTGCTATCCAAGCGAAACATGGTGAAGAAGAGAATACGGAAAATAAAGTTCCGTTTTAAAGTTTCCACACGTGGAAAACCGGGGCGGCGATGGGAGACTGGAGCCGCCCCACTAGAATAAAAGAAATGATAGAGAAATTTGAAAATATATTTACGGGTTTAACAGTTGCGTACGGTCAATATCAAAAAGGAGATCGTAGCGAAAACGGTAAACAAAAAGGTAAAGCGTTTATTGTACGTAAAAAAGTTACAAAAGAATTATGGGACAATCATATTAAAGGTGTAGGTCCTGCACTTGGTATCATACCAATAACAGAAAAGAACGAGTGTAAATGGGGTTGTATTGATATCGATGAATATAATTTTAATCACAAAACATTAATCACAAACATTAGAAAATTAAAGTTTCCTTTGGTTGTTTGTCGTTCGAAGTCTGGTGGCGCGCATGTATTCTTGTTTACAAAAGATTATGTGCCTGCCATCAAGATGCAAACAACACTAAAAAAGATGGCGAAGAGTTTAGGTTATGAAGGTTCTGAAATATTCCCGAAGCAAACAGAAATACTCGTGGAACGTGGAGATACAGGTAACTTCTTAAATCTACCATACTACGATCAGATGAATGGATTGCGTTATGCAATCGATGATGAAGGTAAAGCTGCTACTTTAGAATCATTCTATTCTATGTATGACAAGTATGTACAAGAAGAACTGAAAGAAATTAAGATCGAAGAAGTAAAAGTTACTGATGTATTCAAAGAAGGTCCTCCTTGTTTAAATAAATTAGCAGTACAAGGTTTTGGAGAAGGAGCAAGAAACAATGCTCTGTTTAATATAGCAGTTTATTTCAAACAAGCATCACCTGACAGCTGGGAAGATGAATTAGTAAAAGCAAATCAAGAATACATGACACCACCTCTAAGTAATTCTGAGGTTCAACAATTAATTAAATCTGTAAATAGAAAAGGTTACGATAAATACAGATGTAAAGATGCTCCAATAAATTCTGTATGTAATTCTAGTTTATGTAGATTGAAAAAGTTTGGTGTTGGTTATGGAGAAGAAGAGATGCCGACTTTAGGTAGTCTTACAAAATATACATCAAGACCACCACAATGGTTTTTAAATGTAAATGATGACAGAATAGAATTAAAAACAGAACAGCTTTATAATGCAGGTTTGTTTGCACTAGCATGTTTAGATCAAGCTAACTTAATTGTTCCTGTGTTAAAACCAAAAGATTGGAAACAATATTATTTAAAACCATTACTAGATACAATTCAAGAAGTAGAACCATTAGAATCATTAGATGAAAAAAATATGATGATGTCTTTATTAGAAGAGTGGACTACAAACAGACAGAGCGCAAGAACACTAGACGATGTATTTAACAAACTTCCATATACAGATGAAGATAGAGAGTACACATATTTTAGAATGGAAGACTTTTATAATTTTTGTAAAAGAAATAACTGGGAGATGGATAAAACCAAAACAGGTAACCTATTAAAACAATTAGATGTTTTTGAAGAAGAAGCAAGAGTAAGAGTTAAGAAACAACAACCGAGACTTATAAAAATAAAAGCTTTGAAACCAGTTGAAGCTAGTATTTCAGAAGTAAAATATCAAGACAATCATTTCTAATGATAGGTATAAATTGGAAATACAGGTGGCATTTATTGAAAGATCAATTTGATATAGCTGAAGCAAAAATAAAAAGATTGGAAAGAAAAATAAAAAGATATGAAAACAATAATATTAGGTCCACCAGGAACAGGAAAAACAACAACACTGTTAAATCTAGTAGACGAATTTATACAAGACGGAGTGCGGCCTAGACAAATAGGTTACTTCTCTTTTACAAAAAAAGCAGCAGACGAAGCAGCTGAAAGAGCTGCAAATAAATTTGAACTAAATCTAGAGGAAGATTTAGAAAATTTTAAAACACTCCATGCTCTTGCATTCAAAAGATTAGGAATGAAAAGAGAGAAGATGATGTCTCCAGCAGACTACAAAGAGTTTGGTATTAAGTGTGGTATACCAATTAAGACAGCAAAGTATTCTTCAGAAGATGGTACATTTAATTCTGATAATGAATATCTTACAATCATAGAAACAGCTAGAGCAAAACAAATGAATCTTTTAGACTACTATGATTCTAGAAAAAATTTATTAGATGTAGAAAGAAACACACTTTATTTGATAGCTGAAGAACTAAAGAAATATAAAAAAGAAAAGATAAAAAAAGATTTTACAGATTTAATAGAACAATTTATTGAATCAGAAAACATTCCAAAATTTAAAGTATTGTTTATAGATGAAGCACAAGACTTGTCTTCTTTGCAGTGGACTATGGTTAGAAAGATGTGGAAGTATGCAGAGAAAACTTACATTGCAGGAGATGATGATCAAGCAATATTTAAATGGGCCGGTGCAGATGTAGATCACTTCATAGCATTGAAACAAGAGGTAGATAAAATAAAAGTATTAGAACAATCTTATCGTATACCTGGTGGTCCTATCCATGAATTATCACAAAAGATAATTAGAAATGTAGCAAATAGATTTGATAAAGAATACAAACCAAGAGATGAAGTAGGAATTTTAAAGAGATACTCTGACGTCACTCAGGTAGACATGTCATCAGGAGAATGGTTGGTGCTTTCTTCAGCTAATCATTTTCTTGATGGTGTGAAAGAACTATGTGAATTGAGAGGATGGTACTATGAACATAAAGGTAGAAACTCAATAGATACAAAACTATTGATGGCTATTCAAAACTGGGAACAGTGGAGAAAAGGGTCACAACTTACACATATAGAAATTAAAAATATATACAGATATTTAGGATCAAATGTATTGTCTGGTTTTAAATCGGGTAAAACCCTGCATTCTGATACAAATTATTTGATGAGGGATTGCAGAGCTGAACATGGTTTGGTTACAGAAGAAGTTTGGTATGATGCATTTGAAGGACTTGATACTTTCACAGAAAACTATATAAGGAATATGAGGGCAAACGGTGAGAAGATATCCGCTAATCCTCGAATAAAAATGTCAACAATACATGGAGCAAAAGGAGGAGAGGCACAAAAGGTTCTTATTTTACAAGATCTAACAAACGCAGCTTTAGAAACATTTCAGAATGATCCTGATGAATTACATAGATTATTTTATACAGGAACAACTAGAACTAAAAAAGAATTGCATATCGTAGATCCAAAAGACTTTGATCGTGCTTATTTATTATGACAGACGAAAGTATATTTAAAGACGTGAAGCCACAGAATAAACAAATAGGTGGATCTCATTACATGTATTTCAACATACAGCCGTACGAATTTATTTCTAAAAATAATCTCTCGTTCTTTCAGGGCTGTGTTGTGAAATACGTTTGTAGATACATGCACAAAAACGGAATAGAAGATCTTGATAAAATTATTCACTATTGTGAATTAGAGAAAAAGAAAATTTTAGATATGGATGAGAATAAATGATGGAGAGATTTTACATATTTTTATTATTTACATATATGTTTATTGCCATTGTGTATTATATTTTTTATGGTCAGTTTAATAAACACATACCATCAATGACAAAAGAAGAGTGGGACAGAAAACTATGAGATCTATACAACCTTCTTTGTTTATGCCACAGACAGAATGGGTGGTGCCTGATAGTTTAAAAGATCTATCAAAGTATGATGAGATAGCTGTAGACTTAGAAACAAATGATCCTGATCTTACAACAAAAGGATCTGGTAATGTTACAGGTAATGGAAATGTTGTAGGTATCGCAATAGCTGTAGAAGGCTGGTGTGGTTATTATCCTATCGCACACGAGAATGGTGGTAACATGGATAAAGGTCTTGTTGTATCATGGTTAAAAAATATTTTCTCAAAATCAGATAAAACATTTATTTTTCACAACGCAATGTACGATGTCTGTTGGTTGAGACAGATGGGTATAGAGATAAAAGGTAAAGTTGTTGATACAATGGTTGCAGCATCTTTAGTTGATGAGAATAGAATGTCATACACATTAAACTCTTTGTGTAAGTTTTATTTAAAACAAGGAAAGAATGAATCTATATTAATTAAGGCAGCTAAAGAATGGAATTTAGATCCTAAAAAAGAAATGTGGAGACTACCAGCAATGTATGTTGGTCAGTATGCAGAGAAAGATGCAGAACTAACTTTGAAACTTTGGGAAGTTTTACAAAGAGAAATGTATGTAGAGGATTTAAATAGTGTGTTTGATTTAGAAACAAAACTATTTCCTTGTCTTGTTGATATGAGATTCAAAGGTGTACGTGTAGATTTAGATAAAGCAGAAAAGATAAAAAATAAATTAGTTAAACAAGAACAAAAAATATTAAAAGAGATATACAAGAAAACAAAGATAGATGTAGAGATATGGGCAGCAGTTTCTATTGCAAAAGTATTTACAAAATTAAATTTACCTTTTGATAGAACAGAAAAGAGTGATGCACCTAGTTTTACTAAAAACTTTTTACAAAACCATCCTAATGAAATAGCTAGAAGTATTGCTGATGCCAGAGAAATAAATAAAGCTCACACTACATTTATAGATTCAATAACAAAACACGAACATAAAGGTAGAATACATGCAGATATAAATCAAATTAGATCTGATGATGGTGGTACAGTTACAGGTAGATTCAGTATGTCTAATCCAAACTTACAACAAATACCGGCTAGACATAAAGATTTAGGTCCTATGATTAGATCTATCTTTATACCTGAGAAAGATTGTAAATGGGGTACGTTTGATTATTCACAACAAGAACCTAGAATACTTGTGCATTACGCACAACTACAAAACCTACCAGGAGTTTATGATCTTGTAGATGCATACAAACAAGGTGATGCAGACTTTCACCAAGTTGTTGCAGATATGGCAGGTATAGAACGTAAACAAGCCAAGACAATAAATTTAGGTTTGATGTATGGTATGGGTAAAAATAAATTGATGGCAGAACTAGGTTTAGTAAAAGATTCTGCTGAGAAACTAATAAGACAATATCACATGAAAGCACCATTTGTTCGTAGTCTTATGGATGCTGTAACGAATAGAGCAGAGGATATTGGTAAGATTAGGACTCTTCTTGGTAGAGTGTGCCATTTTAATTTATGGCAACCTTTGCAATTTGGTATCAATAAACCTTTACCACGAGAAGAAGCTGAAAAGAAATATGCACCAAACGGTGAGCCTTTGAAGAGAGCATTTACATACAAAGCTCTTAACAGATTGATACAAGGTTCAGCTGCTGATATGACAAAAAAAGCTATGGTATCATTATATGAAAATGGTATAGTGCCACATATTCAAATTCACGATGAAGTAAATATATCTGTGGAGTCGGATAAAAAAGCTGAAGACATAATAAAAATTATGGAATCTGCTGTTACGTTAGAAGTTCCTAACAAAGTC